ATGATAAAAATAATTTTACCAAGTAGCGATGTTATTGAAGCAATCAACAAAGCTAAAGAGGATCACTTGTTTGTAACTGGTTTCTTCATTAAATACAATGTGAAATTCAACGAATCAAGTATTGAAATTGAACCCAAAGAGGGATTTGAGTACAATTTAAGAGACGTCTTTCATCTCGGTTGGGCAGCAAGGGAATACATGTAATTTAATGGCCGTTTAAATTAAATTTAAACGGCCATTAAAATCTATTAAATATCAAATAATATAAGGCGCTTCATTGGATTACTAGGATCGTAATTTGCAGTCATTACCTCGATCATATTTTACAATTTATTAGCAATGTAATTCATTAACATATTAGATATTTGATTGATACCAACATCATGAGGATGCACAACATCAGCAGGAGTGCTGTATTTAGTATCATTTTGAACCGAAATAGTTGTAGAAGCATTTGCAGGATAATTCCAAGCAAATGACCTATCAACCGACATGATCACAGGCACAAAATCAAGTTTGAAATTTAAACTTTCCAAAGTAGTTTTTAATGATTTAACTAATACAATTGCTCTCTCTAGATAATTACTAAAAAGAGTATTCCATATCAGATTAACATTTACTACCAATAATCCTGAAATTCCAACAACAACTTGTTTTGTAGGATTCGCAGTTGCATATTGCTTTAATCGATTCACAACTATCTCAATCCCCAGTAGCGCATCTTCAACACCTTGAGTGGTCTGCAAATGGTTTACATCATTAAATCCCCAATTAGAAATAAATATCAATTTATCCCCGACAATAATGTTGTGGCCACTTACATATCTTTCAAAGTCAAAGGTGTAATAATCTCCGCTATATCCACCATCTAATTGTGATTGTGTATAGTTCTTTTCATTATCCAACCCACCACTCGACACATGGTTTTCAAAGCACCAAGTTGGATTATTGGATATTTGTGCTGGTGTAGCTGGATAAATGAATGGATTTTGATTAATATCACTATCAGATCCTATCGGCTGAGGAAGGATTGCTTTAGCTTCATTGAACCTCTTAGTAGTCTTACCTATAGCTTGACGGTACTCCCAGCTTGAGCGACCTTCATTCCTTGTTGTCACTCCTGATATAATATCAGTCATGGTTCCTTGATAATTCAAGTTGATACCCTTTGCTGTCAATTTTCTATTGACGTTGCCCATCATATTAAAGTCTGTAATTGAGTCACCTGCTCCTATAACGGTGGCAGTCTTACCCACTAAGTCAGAACTGTTGACTTTATGAACTGTCAAGTCCTTGTAGTACGCTACATTATTAATACTCTTATTTTCAGAATATTTAGCAGAAATCCGTAGCGAGCTACCTAATTCTGAAGGACTAATCAAAGCACTATGAGGCACGTGATTCATCATGGGGTAATCTCCATCTATTCGTCCATAATAAAGGTTTACTCTATCTAAGTCGAATGAGCTTGAAAATACCGATTGCTTGAATATTGGCAACTTAGCATCATCTAAAAAGTAAATGTTGTTAGGCAATATCAAACGATGGGAGGTCGCTGTTACAGGCTTGTATAATCTTGTAGGAATAAAAATACGTGGACTTAGTAAAGCGCCTGTGGTAGTCCCAACTGTCGAATAACTAACATTTTCATGCACTGAGAAATCAACATCTATATAACCTATCTCAATATTTGCAAAACCTTTCTTATAAATAGGCAACCTTTGAACGCCTGATTGTATAGTCGGGGTTGATATATAAGCTAAAGTACTTGCTGATGGAGCAATTGTATACAAGAAGTTACTTCCGCCGCCCGAATCAATTCTTGCTATTGCAAAATAGATAAGATAAGCATTTTGTGTGGAGTTAAAATTGTTTAGATTGTAGTTTAATAAATAGTAATCTACGCCTAAATCTACATCGGCATCAAATATCACTATATTTTTCAACGATTTGTATAATTGACGATTGAAGTTGATATTTTTATTTGAAAATGGAAATATGTCAACCCCTGCTTTTTGGGCATTGTCCTTATATTTTTTAAAAATAGACTTCTTCAATATTCCATACATCGAAGTATTATTGTAGTTTCCCGAAGTGCGGATTTTGGAAAAATCAAAAGTGACACTTCCTATTGCTACATTAGAATTACCTGATTTATAGATAGAGAAAGTCTTTATTCCTGTGTAATCACCTCCTGTTATATTACCATTTCCCGATGGTGCTATACCGTATAGATTACCCGATGACATCTCGGTAGAGTATATATTAAAGTACAACACATTATCTGTTGTTCTAATGCCAAGACCTCTGATGTAGTAGTCTTTGTTCAAGTCAACCGCTTCATCCCATATTTCTAGATCCAATATTCCCCAATTACTTGATGAACGTTGGTATTTTGTATCGGTGAATATAAAGGATTCGTTACTTTTTACGTCAATCCAATCCGTTAGATTTGTCAATAGGGATGTATTTAAATTTTTTGTGCTTAAATACTCAAAGTTTTCACTATTTCTTATTACTTCATTTATTAAATATCCATCAACTTTATTTGCATCCCATAATTTACTTAAAGTTCCCCCGTCAGCTCCTTTTGACATAGGTACCTGATCTTGTATTCCCCAAACCTTTGTTGCACCAGTCCAAAAAAGAATACCTTCATAGTTCGGATTAATGGGATACTGAGCACCTTTGTAAGTAAATGTTTTGCCAGCTGTTCCTCCCAGAACTCTGGCAGTTTTGTTTTTAGTCTGAAAAGAAAGATCAGGCAACTCCATAACGCCCGGCTCAAGGATGACGGCAGAATCATCTGTCCATCCTTCAACTTGCGATGCCGGAATCTTTGTATCTTTATGCCAATAACTATCGATCCAATCGCCGAATTGATTAGCTGTAGGCATTTTAAATGCTCCAAACCATTCTTTTAATTTTGATATAGGTTGTTTCATGACTAGACAGTGTATAAAGTGATTGAAAACTCAACGGCCCATTTTGTATTCGCTGGAGCGTTGACAGAGAAATTAAGGGCAGGGTTCGTAAAGCATTGTGTAAAAAAGGCGGTCGACTGATCTGGAACCTTAAAAGTTCTTGCTATACCATTTTGCTGTCCGGCTATATTACCGATTGCTGGAAAACCGTTAACAACCAATCCTAATTGCGTTCCAGTCCCTAAAAATGTAAAAACGATATTACCGGATAGAATGACTAACTTCCCCATTTTAAACATCCAACATTCCGATACATTTAGATCTATAACATTATTAGGATAATTACTTAGAGGCGTCCACTGCATCACTTCCTGATCCTTGATCCGGTCAGCCATTGCAAGCAGGTTGGATACGCGTTTAAGCGAATCGAAATCCATCACACCGCCGGCAACTACCATCTTAGCCACTCGCGTGTAGTATACGGGCTTACTGACACCGTCTTCAAAGGTTTTATCGGTTACGGTTTCTTCGATGATTACACGTGCTAATTTAGGCCCTCCAACGAATGGCAGCACCTCGCCATCAATGACGATGGTTCCGTCTGTGACGTTACCGCCGACAACTGTACATCCGTTCAGGATATAGTTCTGACCTCCGAGACCAGCTAGTCCCGATAACTGGCCATAGGCCGACTGTAAAAATGAAAGTGTATTTGTTTCTAGCGGAAAACCGCCTGTCTGTTCAAAATTGACCTTATTCATATCTGATAATGTATTTGGTGCCTGCTAATTTGTATTTGTTGATCATGGCCTTTAAACGGGCCGTTTCTGCTGTATTGTTGAGGGCTTCGGGTACGATCACCACAAAGCCGGTTCCGCTGCGCAATTCATCTGCTGTATATATCGCACGTTCGCCCAGGAACAGGGGGCGCTGCTCACCCTCGGTAAAGATGTAAGAACGCTCATGCAGGTTCGCATCTTCAATCCTGATCGTTCGGTTGCTTCCATCAAAATAATCGTTCAGAACGCGTCTAAGGATGCAAACCTGCGGTGTGATCTGGAGCTCTTTGTTATCGTCGTTGCGCTTGCTCAAAAATAACAGGTAAACGGTACGCAATCCCGATGTAAAGGCGTCGATCAGCGCAAAGATCCTTTTGCGCCTAAAGAACTTTGGCAAAAAGTTCAGGATGACTTTCTTGAAATCGACTGCGAATATTCTATCCATTGTACGGCTGATAAGTGATGTTTGAAAAATCTTTCGGTTTAAAGTATCCGCTTTCCGGAATCTTGTACACCCCGATTGCTACGGGTGGATTATAACCACCGGACGTAGGATTGATCCATGCACTCGAAGCTGATACAATGTGCGGTATTTCTACACCCTCCACCTGCTGTAAGGCATCGACAAGCTTGACAAGTTGCAGAACCCCGTTAAACGGCAGGTTTTTCAGAAAGGTATTGATCGCCTTTTCAACCGGACGGCTGCCATCGATCAAAAGCGTTCCATCCGGTGCGAATATCAAAGGATCATAATAGATGACCATCGTCAGATAGAGCAGATCCGGCAGATAATTTGTCACGGTTATGGTATTGCCTGCATCCTTGACCTCGCTCAAGTATTCCTTGAATGCTGTGAGCTGCTCCCCAGTGATCGGCTGCAGGTTACCGTCCGAATCTTCGGTAGCAATCTTGATGATCAGGCGGCTTTCATTTACCGCTTCATTAACGGCGCAATATTTGATGATTTGCGAAGCGGTTATCTGTTCATCCGTTAGACCGGTATTGTCGTACTGGTCGCTATCCTCGATCAGGCCATAACCAAATTGAAATGCTTTCGCTTTACTCCGGTACCAGCGCAATGAATGCGGCTTAAGGTTCGCGATGGTATCGCTCACGTTGTTTGCATGCACATCAAATAGTGACTCCAGCGTCCAGGTGATGAAAGCCATGACCTCGATCAGGATCTTTTCAAAACTGACCTTGGAGAATTCGGCATCAAACTCGGCACCCACGGCAAAGCCATAGGACTGTGCCAATGTTTCATTGGCCATAAAGCTGATCTTAACAGCCTGTTTTATGTCGTTTAATGTTCTAGCCATATTATTTTACTTGAAAGTCTACCTCTACGATCCAATAGCCGATACCGGCATTTGATTCACCCAGCTGTTCATCTGGAGCAATGGATGTGGCCGGTGAATGGGTGCTGCCAAACAGGTTCGTGATCTGTGGCTTTACCGTTCCCTCAACCTTGACCGGACTCATCACCGGGATATCGTCCGTAATGCCCACACCGTTGGAAAGTGCCGTGGAAAAAACATTTTCCACATCTCCGGTCGTTTCGATGGTCGCATCAAAAAGACTCTGTCCCTGTTTTATCTTAGTATTCTGCATTGATGATAATGGGTTTGTCCTTGTATAAATCCAGTCTTGTGACCTTAAGGTCATCCTTTGCGAAATGCTCACGGATCCGGTGCCTGTATTTTAGATAATCCTCATCCAGCAGGATATCCTCCAGTCCGACACCCAGATCGGGATCGCTTTTAAATTCGCCCTGGTAACTGATCAGGATCACGGCCTTGTTCTGCTCGACCGTATTGCCGATCACCAGACCGCTAACGATCTTTCCCTCGCTGTCACGCTTGATATCAATCTTAAGATCCAGCTGATCTTCGGGCGTGATCAAATTGCCAAATTGGATTCCTACACCTTTCATTTTTTACTCCAGTTTACCGTTAAACGTTCCTGTCACTGCACCATTTGGAGCGACCAGACCCGACGTATAGGTGATCTTTGCACCTTTCACATAGGTATCAATCGCGCCTGCCAGACGCTCGGCAAATTCCTCCACCGAATCGGCATCCCTTTTTTGCATGTCCCGAACGATCGAGACAATTCCGCTTTTCAATTCCTGTTTATTAAGTGCCATTTAAATCTATTTTAAAAGACTGTTAATGTTCTGCTGTAACCGTTCGATCTTGACCATGCTATCCGGCAATGCGGTGCCTGACGGCCCCATATTGGTAAATAGCTTCAATGTTTTCAGGATATCGACCAGATCATCCATAAGCGACTTGAGCGATACCGAATTATTGCTGATCGCGACCTTTTTGTCGCTACTGTCAAATACGATCTTAAGACCGGACTGCATCAGTTCAAAGCGCTGCACCTGATCGACCTGGATAATGGTCAGCGTGTCGAGCGAACCATCGTCCGACAGCATCAGTACACTTGATCCGATGGCAGGTATCAGCATGAAGTAGTCACTCCCCTGGGAAACGACCGCTTTCATTTTTACCTCATCCACTTCCAGCCCCGTGACCAGCTGCACCGTACAGGTCTGACCGGATACGGCCGTCACCTCTCCACGGATCGGATAATTGACCATGATACCCAGGGCTTTCTTTAAAGCATCCTTTACCTGACTGTTCTTATCCATTTGAACTCAATTTTATGCCCGGAGTAATCGTACGCACGCCACCGGACGCACTAAAATTTGTTTTTACGCTCACCACATAATACCATCCCGTTTTATAGGGATAATCATGGTCAACTATCTTTGCCGAATAGCCGGGTGCGACCTGTGGGATCAGCCAGCTGTCAAAACTACCCTCATAACCGTCATAGCTGCCACGCAACAAGGCGGCTTTGGCCACTGATCGCATATCCTGTTCACTCATCGGACCTACTTTAAAAGTCTGCTTGTCGCCACCGGTAGTCCCCACGGTGATCGACTTCATTTTTCCCTTGGTGTCGGTACTTTCGACCGTTACCTCAATTTTTTTATCTATGGCCTGCTTATACTCCAGTGAACTTTTTTCAATATTCCGGCTCATGGAGTAGACTACAGAGCCCGCCTTTTCGATATACGGGGGATGGATATGCAATACTTTGGCCTGCGAATCAAAGTAGATGTTTGCCTTTGTTTCCTCCTGGAGCTTCTTGAGCACATCGTAACCTGTAGCCTGATGGATCGTAAACTTTTCATAGTTTATCGTATAATCACAGGAAAGCTTATAGGATTTATCTATATGAGCGATCAGGTACTCGGCGATCTTTTTGACCGATGTCGGTTTGAGCTGCACATCGGGAACCGACACGCGGAACAGAAAAAGACTGTCCTCACAGTGGATCACCAGTGAACCGTCGTTTGTGATCTTTTCGACATAGCCCTCAAATTCATTTACCAGTTCGTTGTCATAGCCCAGCTGGATCACGACTTTGGATCCGCGTTTGATTTTACCTTCGATCTGGAGAACACGGTTGATCACCGCTTCGGGCAAAATAATCTTTGCCCTGTCAGCAAGGTTATCCACGGAGCATTCGATCTCACAGCTTTCCAGCGTGCGGAGCTCATAGGTACGTCCATCTGTGGTGAACTTGATCTGCCAGGTCATGTTAAACATCTTTTTCCTCGATTAAAAGTTGATAACTAAAGTCCGATAACGCTTTGATGTTGTAAGCCTGCACATTCTCACCCTTGGTAAAGGGGAAACTAAAATCTTCGATGACTATAAAATTTATTCCCAACTGTTCAAGCGGCGGACATTTTATCATTATCTTCTTAGCAGTAGTCAAGACATTTTTTAATCTCACAAAATCCTTTAAAGGAAAACAATCCTCCACATTACCAGTGAGCATTGAGCCCATCAAGTAACCAGTGATCTGGATCTGATAATCGTCCCGGCTCCAGCGCTCCTTTATCGTTCCCTGAAAGCTCTGATCCCTATTAGGATCCTGTTTGGCCACATTGCGCTTGACCACATTATTCTTACTGCTGATCGTGATCATTGGCTCATAGGGCAGTAAAAAATAGGTTTTCCCCTCATCAATTGACAGGGATAACGGGAAAAACTGTTCTGATTCTGCCTGTGGCCGGTCTGCCTGCCAGATATCGCCGATAATCTCCGATGGCCGGCCGGTATCGATCCCCAGCTGGTTCCTGATCGGTAAAAAAGGAACCGTGGGCAATACGTGTTTTGCCAGTTCATTTTCCAGTGCCGTAAACCGTGGTACCAGTTTGACCACCTCGCTGCCTACCAGTGAAGCAAATAATATATCCTGATTTGATAGTGCCATAATTAACTGTTTGCTGTTGTGGCCATCGCAAGCAACCGGAGCAATGCGTCCTGTGTCTGCGTGGTCATCTGATCTGCTGTATCCTTAAAATCATTTCCCTGTATTGTCAGTGCCCTGATCAGGCTGTCCAGGTTAATGGTGATGTAATTGTGTTTTGTACCGCCGGTGGCCATGGCCTCATTGGATTTGTCCTTATCCTTGTTACCATTTCCACCAGCCAGGTTGCTGTTTACCATATTTGCGCCCGGAACCCCGGCCGGCGTCGCGATACCCAGTTTGGATTTCATCTCACGGGTAAAGTCACCGATACCCTTATCGTTCCATTTGAGCGATCCCGCCGCTTTTTTGGTTTCCTGCCATGCTGCTGCATAGTCCGATTTCGCCTGGTTGCGTGTCTGGGTAACAGCCTGCTGCCGCTCCTCGCTGCGCCGGGTAATTTCATCAATTGCCAGCTGCGCGCCCTCGGAATCCCATAGCCCCTTGAGCTTATACCAGGCGATCCTGATCTTGTCGATACCCGAAAGCAAAAAGTTTTCGGATTCCAGCCAGCCCAGTTTGAGCGAGCCCATCAGTCCGCCGAAAAGGAACTTGATCGCATTAACGGTATGTTTCCAGGCTTCACCCCAGCCGTCCACCTTATAGATCAGCAGTCCGATCAGCGCGATCAGTGCGATCACACCGGCAACGATCCAGGTGACAGGATTCGCCAGCATGGCCGCATTGTTGAGCCACCAGGCTTTTGTGCTCATATTGATGGCCAGTGTGGATATGGTCGTCCAGGCAGCCTGTGCCATGGTCGCCGCTTTCATGATCATCAGTGCACTGGTCACCACGCCCAGGGCAATAGTGATCCCCCAGATGACGGGATTGCCCTCCTGGAACTTATCCACGAGCCAGCCGATACCGTTAAATACTGCATCCAGCGCCGCGCCCCCCAGATCAATCAGCGCCATGGTGGCCGGACTGATCACACCGTACAGGATCAGGAACTTTTCGCTCACATTGTCCATGAACTGCGCCCATTTACCGCCCATCGTCTGGCCCATCTTGACCGCCATGTTGTGGAACTGGCCGCCCTCTTTGGTGGCGCCCATAAAGGCATCTTCAACCATTTTGGTCGATATCTTGCCCTTTTCCATTTCTTCTTTCAGCTGGCCGATGGATTTGCCCGTCGTTTTGGAGATCTCATTGAGCGGATTGAACCCGGCATTGATCATCTGCAAAAGATCCTGACCCATCAGTTTACCCGTGGACGACATCTGCGAGTAGGCCAATGTGAGCGAGCTCATCTTATTAGCGTCCCCCATGGCAATATCACCGATCGCCTTTAGCGTCGGCATGATCTTCTGGGAGGCAATACCGAACGAGAGCATCGTTTTGGCATTTTCGCCCAGGCCCATTTTATCGTACGGGGTTTCCATACCGTACTTGGTGATATCGGCCACCATTTTCTTTGCGGCCTCCTCAGAATTCAGCAATACTTCAAAAGAGGTGTTCTGTAGATCCTGCTGGATCCCCAGGCGTAAAGCCTGCCCGGCAGCGGCACCGGCCACGATCAGCGGATTGGTAAAGAATCCGGCAAAAGGTATGGCCTGAAATGCCTGGGCAAACATGCCCGGCATACGCTGCCCTGTACGCTCCAGCTGTGCGATCTGGCGTTCCAGATCCTGGATCTCCTGATTGTACCGCCTGATCGCACGTATGTTGGATGTCGGTATCCATTCGCGCTCGGCACGCAACAGCTCCAGGCGCTGCCTCAATGTACCCGTCGTACGGCCGAACTGTGCCATGGCCAGTTCCACCTCACGCGCCTGGCGCTGGAGGTTCGCAAAGCGATTGAGCGCACCATCAGAGTTGACTCCGATCTGTCTCATCGCCGCGCTCATCCGGTCACGTAAGGAAAGGGTATATTCTAAAAGGTTAGACATCTGGATTATTTGATTTTGACTGTTGCTGTTTGAACCAGGCTAGCTCGACCACCCGGCGTCCCCATTCTTCGGGATCAAGGCCGTATGGATCGATGTGCAGGTAATACCGCAAGCCCATATTTGTCTGCCTCAGCCAGCTGGTCCAGGCGAACATCTCCCTGCACCACTCGACCTCGGTGATCTGCTTTGACTGCTGCGGACTGCCTTCGGGGGCTTCGACCCGGTAATCAAAAGAGGCGTCCGCTATAGCTTTTCCAGGCTCGCGGTCACGGTCTCCACCGTCTGCATCATCATGGATGACGCTGCCATCAGTTTATTTTCGTGGGCCTCCACGTCATCACCGCCCAAAAAGCAGGTTCTGAACAGGGAAATATTATAGGTAATGAATTTGCCCTGCTGCAATAAGCTCTGACAGGCTTCAATTTCTTTGATCTTCGGTGAACGTACATAACATACTTCGCCCGTTTCCAGCGGAATGCGGTATACGGATCCGTACTTTACTTTCCACGCTTCGATCTGTTCTTTAGTTACTTCTATCATGATTTCTATTCTTTAAAAAAAGGACTTTACAGTCTGTGGCTCCAAAGTCCTTTTTTATGGTTGTATCTATTATTTGCTATACGTTCTTTTGGATATCCAGCGCCAGGAACGGCACGGTGATCTCCGCAAATTTGTCGCCCTGCTTGAATTCGACGGCCTCCTCCGTAAACCGGATCCCGATCAGCCTGTCCGTCCGCAAGGCATCGCCCCTGGAGGGATTGCCATAGGTAACCTCGGTATCGATGGACAGCGAAAGGATATCGCCGCCGGATGAGTCCAGCAGTTCATTGTAGGTGGACTGCAACAGGACAAGTTCACCCTCCACGGATTCATTGCCCGACTGGATCGCCTTTGCCTTGCGGCCTTTGGCATAGACGGCTTCTCGCTCGATCTTGCGGGTGTACTTTACGCCCCGGATGCCCAGCAGATCACGACCACCGGCAATCACGGTGATATCTGCCCATTCATATTCTCTACTGTTAAATGCCATGTGCTATGAGTTTGAAGTGACCGGAACGAAACCCAGCGGCACATCGATAAAGCGATTGTACCCTTTGGCACGTACCTGTAATTTTGCCAATTTCAGCGTTGAGGTCGAGGTGACATTATAAGTCAGATCCAGCTTACAGATCACGCCACGGTCTTTTGGATCATTTGCATTGAACGACAGTTCATTGTTGGCCGACATCTGTGCATAGATCAGTCCCTCTACCCGGTTTTCTATGGTTTTCGCATAGATCACGCTCACTGTACCGTCCTCATTGACCGTGCTGTCATCCAGTAGGAAGTCCAGCAGCGCTTCATAGGCCAGACGGTAGGCCTTGTCGATCACACGGCGGTGCGTACCATAGTGATAATCGTCCTCTATCGAACAGGCCAGTGGATCATCGGTAAAGAAATAACCGGATTTGCCCGTATGTGTCCTGAACGTGACATATCCCTTATCATGCAGCGCCGTGATATCGTACTGCTCCACCAGTGTATCTTTGATGAATACCTGCGAGAAACTCAGCGCACCATCGATGACCTTGCCCGGATTGACCTGCACCTGGATGCGGGCTTTCCTTCCGGCCAGGAGACCGACAGCTGCACCATTCCCGGCCGGTGATCCCGTACGTGACAGGGTATCGCCGATCAGGATCTGCACGCGGTTGAGGTCCAGCTCTGTCAGATCTTTCAGCGTGACCTTGTCACCGTCAAATCCATAGCCCTCCAGTAACGTGTAGAAAGGTGCATACTTGTTTTTGGTATAATTATCGGCCAGCAGCTGCGCCTTTGTGGCTGCAAGAAATACATCTTTGTCCAGTCCCGTCTCCACTGTGAGCACATATTCTGCCGATGGCGAAAAGGATGTAAACAGCATCCTGATCTTACCGTTGGCGGCATTCAGCAGCGTCTCTGCCGGAGCAGATCCCGATACGTCCGGCGTGAACCAGTCGCTGACCTTGGTTGTCTTCGCCAGGCCCATCAGCCATAGTTCGGTACCTTCACCGGCTTCACCGTAAAATTCGGACAGTGTTTTGTGGAGCATGTAATTGTCGATGCTCGCTGTGATCCCAAGATTCGCAACATCTTCCATGCTGCGAATCTGGTAGGCTTTGCCCAGGACAAACGTAGCGCCAACGGCAACAGCGCTGGCCAACAGGCCAAATACACCGTCCGGAGATTCTACTAGCTGACCGAGATTGCCATTTTTGAAAGTTATTGCTATCCCTGGTAACATATTATTCAGCGTTTTCGATCAATACTTTTCTACGTTCCTCCAATGCTGCCACCACTGTAGCGCGCTTGTCGCTCTCAAATGGAGCGAGGCCTTCCAGCGTATCGACCAGGGAAATTGCCTCGATCTGCTCGACAGCGGTTTTCTTGCCTTTTTTACCGGATTCTTCCTGGTTCTCATCATCCTCACTGGTGCGTTCCACTTTGCTGACCGATTTATCCGTCAGGCCCTTTGCATAGTTTTTGGCGTCCTGCTTTTTGTAGAATGCCTGACCGTCGCTGGTCTCGAAGTATTCCAGTAAGTCTGGATTATTTTTAAAATGCTTGTTCATGATCTTACTTTTTGATGGTGTAGATTAAATATCCCGCTCCGATTGTCCCCAGTATGCCGCCCAGCCACATTAATGTTCTGTGATACCAGCTGAATGGCTTTTCGATATAGACCGGGGGCTTCTGTATGGTGACCGTTCGCGTATTCAGCCGGTGCTTTTCCTGCCACTCGGCAAAAAGTTCCTTTGCCCTGGTCTCACAGTCCACCGTCAGTTTGTTGTTTTCGATACGGACAACCGGATTCTTCAATGTACCGTCCTTCGATGGTCTGGCAGCCGCGTCAATGATCACGACCTTGTTCTTTTCAACGGCCAGTGTCGCCGTGTAGCTGCTCTCCTCAGCCGGGATATGGAAGACTGTATCGCGCTTTACGATACTGTCCCTGATGACCTGTGTCTCTGTGACCGTCGGGGGATCGGATGCGATCCTTTTGGACCGGCACCCGAAGAGCCCAACAATCAAGAATAGAATCATACTGTAACCTAAAATGCTTTTGATGCTCATTGAAATGATTATTTGATGCTGTTTAAATTCTGATAAAACCTTTCATCGTACTTATTTTTCTCACCCTTGAGGTGACGATGTAACCCTCGCGGCTGGCCTCCTGGTCGGTGTTCCCTTCAATGGTTGTCACCGTGCCGTCAGCGTTGACCTTGTCCACAAAACCTGTATGGCCCATGCCGCCCGAAAACTCCATGATAAAAATGTCTCCGCTATGCGGGGCCGTTACGCGTCTGGCCGGCAACGCATTCCATTGTGCCAGCACACCGGCAGTTCTGGTCAGTGGGTTTACCACACCGTTCTGCTGTGCTGCCTGCTGCACGCACCAGTAAACGAAAGCCATGCACCAGGCATAACCTTTGCCCAGGCCAACGCTCCTAAGATATTTTTCGACTCCCGGACCTGCATTGCTGCCTCTGGGGAATTCCTGTACGCCGTACTGGCTGTGAGCTTGCTGTAGCGAACGTTCTGCTAATGTCATGGCTGTTTCCCGTTTAACTGTTTGTATTTTTTGAGTTCATCCGTCATGTTTTCGATCTCCTGGATCAGATCCCTGATCTTTTGATCCTGCTTCTGGATGGTATCGATAGCTGTATCGAGCCTTTTGGTAGCATCGTCGAGCAACGCCCTGTAGAATTCAGCTGCCCTGGACTCTGCCTCGATCTCGGCAATGGATCCCTCAGCAACATTTTTACGACGTGCCAAAAACCATGTCAATACAGCTGGAACCACAAGCATTGCTAGATTAGATACCAGTTCCTGCATTAGATGATCGCCCCGGCATATTTTTCCATCACCTTGACAGCGATGTAATAGTGACGTAAATTGTACTTGTTGGTCTGATGCTCCGGGCTAGTGGCAGCGGATGCAAAGTACTGTTTGGTCAAACCCGTTTTCTTGACCACGTTTTCAGGATGGAAGATGATACTTCCTTCCAGATCCGCCGGATCAGCAACAGCGCCCCAGGCTTTTTTCACGCCGGCAGCGGTGTACTTAGGATTGTCGATGTTTTCATAGATATTGAATCCAGCGAGCATTCCCTTGAGTTCACCGGATAGGTAATCTGCAAGTTTGTCCGCGTACTTGTTGGAGTTGTCCTCCAAAAGGTCGTTGACGTGGTCGCTGCACAATACCAGGCGGCGGCCTTTCTTTTTACACTTCTGTTTGTCCATACGGCGGCGTGCTGTGACAAGGTCTTTCCATAACAGCTTTCTGCGGCCGCCCGGTTCCACCTCATCACCCGTACATTTGATGACAAATGTTTCATTGCCATTATCCGCCTGTGGTGCCAGTGAGTGGATCGCTTTGGCGTATTTGGAATCCGTAATGGAATCACGGTGCGACTTGGTCACCACGTCGATCTGTGCATAGCTCGCGCCCATCACCTGGTCATCGGACAGTGTTGTCACCGTTGTCTGGTATTTATCCAGTTTCACGGTCATGCTGTCATCATCATAGGCAACCATCGCGATCGGATAGGCCGTATTGTTGATCAGCACTTCCGGGCGGAATGTAGAGATCGGGATATGGATAATGTTCTGCTCAGATGCAGAGCCGGATCCCACTTCAAGGACCTGCGTATCGATCTCATCGATACCCTCCAGCCATGGTGCATTGTTTTCGTCGCGCAACAGGGTTCTTACCCTGTTTTCCCATACTTCAGGAAAATTTTGTGGCATATCTTTAATGATTAGATTGTAAATAATTTGTTGTAGGCATCGGGCTGCGTTGCCTTAAAGTTGAGCTGGTCAGCAAGGCTCAGTTTCTGGAAGTCGTCCAGGGTTTTCACCTCGGCTGCTCCGCCGCTCGGATTGGTCACCGAAGCCGCAAGGCCTGTTTTGCCCGGGATGGAATCCAGTGTGGACTGTGCCAGTTCGGGATTGGTCTTAAAGAGGCTCAGGAATGTCTCCTTGCTCTTTGCTTCGATCTTGCCGTCCTTGATGGCAGCATCCACGACAGCGAGGTTCGTCTTTTGCTTTTCGGCCTCACGTTCCGCTGTCAGCGTGTCGTTCTGCGTTTTCAAGAGCGTATTTTGCTGGTGCAGTGCCGTGATCTTTTCATTGACCATGGATTCTTCCACACCATCTTTGTCCGTATCGGTAAAGCCCAGGGCTACCAATGCAGCAAGTGATAATTTAATTTTACTCATATCTGAATGTTGATTTGTTGTCGTTGTCGGAGGGACTACAGCACGCACGGACAGGCAGATATTTTTGATCTGCTCATCGGTCATCAGTTCGCGCTGCTCATTGTAGAGTGCAAGTGATTTCTTGTTGGACGGTACCGGAACAATGGAAGCCTCGACCATTTCCCAGTCCACCAGGTACAGTTTATCGTCGATGATCTCGAAGCGGTACGGGATGAGTCCTATGGACGCACCCTTGATAAAGCCATTGTCAACTTTTCGCTTGACCTCCAGTGCCTTTGTATCGTCGGTATCAAAGTTTGGCTGTGCCAATAAAACATAGGGCTGCTCCTCCAGGTCCTGCCAGTTCCCCAATACCGATTCGTTTTCGTTATTGTGATCCGACAGCATCACCGGATTGTCGGCAAACCGGTCAAACCGGCCACCCGAATTGAGTACATAAAAGCCGTGCGAATTCTCGACACGCTCATCGTTCAGTACAAATTTTTTACTCGTTTTACCTGGCATTTTCTTGTGTTTATGGAGGCAAATATGGTGGGAGATTTTAGGGCAAAAAAATAGTTGTACAGTTTCTGAACAGGTGTGTAAAGTGGCTATACAACAGTGTTCAGCCGCTTTACAACTAATTTAAAAGGAGAGTTTTCAGGGCCATTTTTGCTTCAAAAAGGTATGGCAAATGATATTGGAAAGGACAAGGAATGGGCAAAGTCCCTGTTCCTGGACGGGCTCACCCGAAAGGAGATCGCACAGAAGACCGGACGCACGGAAAAGACCATTGGCAAATGGGTGACAGACGGCGGCTGGGAAAAGATGAGGCAGTCACTGCTGGTGACCAAGGACAATCAGATCAACGCTCTTTATGCCCAGCTGGAGACCATGAACGAGGAGATCAAGACACGCCCGATTATCCATGATGTGCCGTCCCATCTGCTCAAGCCGGTCAAGCTGAAAGATGCGGAGGGCAATGAGTTCCTGGAGTGGCCAGCCTACAACGCAAAAGACTATCCGGTGAAGATCGGCAACTTTCCGACCTCCAAGGAAGCCGATATCATTTCCAAGATCACCGTATCCATCAACAGGCTGGAGACCGAGACCTCGCTGGGCGAATATATCGAAGTGTCCAAGCAGCTGATCCAGTTTGTCCGCAAGCAGGACGTCGAGTTTGCCGGCATGCTGACCAAATACTGTGACGCACTTATCAATGAGCAGCTGAAATAATGGGAAAAAGAAAAAGAAAAAAGACCGAAAAGCAGCTGCTTGAGGAATGGAAGGTATTTCGGGAAAATAGCCTGCGGGCCACACCCATAGACCTCAATGAGACGGCTATCGAAAAAGCAAACCGGATCAAGAAACTGGAGGCCGACGATGAAGCCTGGTTCAAATACTACTTTCCGCATTTCTACACCTCCGAGCCGGCAGGTTTCCATAAGAAGTCCACCAAAAAGGTAATGACCAGACTGGAGCTATACCTGATCCGCTCCTGGGCACGCGAACTTTCCAAGTCAGGGCGTACCATGATGGAAACGATCAAACTGGTACTGACCAAAAAGAAACGCAATGTACTGATGGTATCGTCCACCTATGACAATGCCGTCCGCCTGCTATTGCCCTATAAGGCGGCCTTTGAGACCAACCAGCGTATCATTAACGATTATGGCCAGCAGCAGAGCATCGGACAGTGGGAAACCGGGGAATTTGTGACCATGGGCGGTGCCGCATTCCGCGCACTGGGTGCCGGACAGTCCCCACGGGGTACCCGTAAGGATGAAGTCCGGCCGGATGTGATCCTGATTGATGATATCGATACCGATGAGGAGTGCCGCAATCCTGAAAGGATCCGTAAAAAGGTCAAGTGGATCGAGGAGGCACTGATCCCGACACGTTCCATATCGGGCCACCTGCTTGTCATCGTCTGTGGCAATATCATCGCCAAACTGTGCTGCGTGACCGAACTGGCCAAACGTGCCGATGAACAGGAGATTGTCAATATCCGTGACAAGTACGGAAAAAGTACCTGGCCATCCAAGAACAGCGAGGAGGCTATCGACAGGGTGCTGGCTTCCATTTCCTACAATTCAGCGCAAAAGGAGTATTTCAACAATCCGATAAATGAGGGTACCGTCTTCAAAAAAGTGCGCTTTGACAAGTGTCCGCTGCTGCGCAGCTGTGAGCATGTACTGGTCTATGCAGATCCGGCAACCTCCAACAAGGACAAGGGCAAATCATCCACCAAAGCCGTCGTGGTGATCGGTTACAAGGATTTCAAATTCTATATCTACAAAGTATGGCTGGATACCATGCGCAATTCCAGGTTTATCGACTTCCTGTTTGAGGCATTTATGTATCTGGGCAGGGAACGCGTGGATCCAAAACGGATCTACATTGAGAATAACTCCTTGCAGGATCCATTTTACGAACAGGTATTCACACCGCTGATCCGCGAGCAGGAACAGACTGTGGGCTACACTTTGCCCATCACCCCGGATACCCGTAAAAAGCCTGAAAAGTTCTTTCGGATAGAGGGTACCCTCGAACCCATCGACCGCCGTGGTGACCTCATTTTCAACATTGCAGAAAAGGCAAATCCTCACATGGAACGCATGGAACAGCAGATGCTGGCCGTAGAGGAAAACTGTAAGGTCATGGACGGACCGGATGCTGTCGAGGGCGGAGTAAGTATCATTAAAATTCGTGTATCGGTATCTGGAAATACCTACGTATCGGGTGCACGTGTCAACCAAAAATATTGATTATGTTTTTACAAAGGGAAGATCTCAAGAATAACATCTACAACTACCAGTTGGATCAGATCACCGAGGGTGATGAGGGTATCGTCATGCAGGCCATGCAGGCGGCAGAGGATGAAGCGCGGAGCTACATGGAAGCAAATATCTACCAGAAAGAAAATCAGGACGGCCGCCTGATCTATGATACCGATGCCATTTTTGCCGCTACCGGTGAAGACCGCCACGCCCTGATCGTGCAGCAGTGCATCACAATTGCCAAATGGTATATCGTGGATCTGTGCAATGTCGATATCATCTATGAGCAGGCCAAAGAACGCTATGACCGGGCAACGGCATGGCTGACCAAACTGGCAGGGGGCGATATCGTCCTGAAAAATTTACCCACCAATGAGATCAGCGAGGAGGATACCGAGTTAAAGCCCTTTTCGTTCGGATCACGTCCCAAATTCAACTACGAATAAGCCATGGCAAAAAATAAGAATTCAGTCAAAAAAAATAGTGCGCCCGGCATCAGCCATTCGATTGCGCCAAAGAGCGTATACCGTACACGCATCGATATCCAGCAGTGGAACCGCTCACTGGATATGTTCCGCAATGTCGAATATCCGAAGACCTATCCCTTGCAGCTGCTGTACAACGAGATCAGCAGCGATGCACTTTTATTGTCCCAGCTGGGCAACCGGATCTCCAAATCCCTCAAGGCCAGTTTTACGATCAGCATCGGTGATAAGCCCGACAGCGATATGACCAAAGACTTGCAGAATAAGAAATGGATCAATGACATCAACAAGCAGATCCTGCTCAGCCTGTTCTTTGGCTATTCGGCCTTTGAATTTGAATTTGACAAAGATGGCAACTTTGTGGTCACGCCGATCAAACGCACCAACATGGTACCGTCCAAAGGTCTTTTTTATAAAGACTATACGGACGACACAAATACCATCCTTTACCGTGACCGTAAGGAATACGGCACCTGGTTCCTGGAGTTCGGCGAACCGGATGACCTCGGACTGCTCAATAGCTGTGTACCGCATGTGCTTTTCAAAAAATTTGCGCAGAGCTGCTGGGCAGAGCTCTGCGAGATCTATGGTATTCCGCCACGGGTAATGAAGACCAACACGCATGACAAGTCTATGGTCGCCCGTTCCGAAAAAATGATGCGCGACATGGGTGCAGCGGCCTGGTTCATCATCGATAGCACCGAACAGTTTGAGTTTGCAAAAGGTGTATCCACCAACGGCGATGTTTACCAGAACCTGATCCAGCTCTGTAACAATGAGATGTCCATGGTAATATCCGGTGCCATCATCGGTCAGGATACCGTCAACGGCAACCGGTCAAAAGATGAATCCGCACAGGAGGTACTGGGCGACCTGGTGGAAAGTGACCTGTCATTGATCGAGATGTACTGGGAATCATCCATCATCCCGGCGCTGGTACGGATCGGCATATTGCCCGAAAGTGCTTCGCTCACCTACGACAAGGCCGAAAACCTGGGCGAGCTCTGGGACAGGACAAAGGAGGCCATGCCTTACTACGAAATCAAGCCCGAATGGATCAAGGAAAAATTCGGTATTGAAGTGGAGGGAAAAAGGGAAGCAAATCCGCTGGCAGCGCTCAACATCGCAGACCGTTTTTTCGTCTAAGCCCCCAAAGCTACTTTGCGGGGCTGCATCACCGTTTGAACTTTTTATACCAGTGCGAGTGCCCGGACTGCAAGGTGATCCGGCTGGCAAAAAAGGAAGAGCAGAACAGCCTGTTTAAACCAGTTTTAAAAGCCGCTGAAAAGGCCTTTAAATACCTGCACAAACAGGGAGGTTATAAGGTAGAGGATCTGAGCGCAAAACCCTATCAGGATCTGATCAGGGAGACGGCAAATGTATTTGACATGGCCATCGCTGACAATGTGGTCTCCGAAGAGCTCAGGAGGGCTTTGCAGTCCGATGCGTTTCACTTTGGCACGATCAAGGCACATGCCGAACTGTTCGATGCCTCGCTCTATCTGCTGGATGAAAATGGACATATTAAACCACTGTCACAGCTCAAGCATCAGTTTGACCGGCTCAATATCCAGTACAATGAGCAGTACCTGGACGCCGAATATCAGTTTGCGATAAACAGTGCGCTTTCGGCCGATCAGTGGAGCCGTATCGGGGAAGACAATGAGGTGCAATACCGTACCGCCGGGGATGAGCATGTGCGCAAGCAGCATGCCGAACTCAACCGGATCACGCTGCCAAAGAGCAGCCCGTTTTGGCTGAAATGGTGGCCGCCCAATGGCTGGGGGTGCAGGTGCCGCGCAATTGAGGTATTAAAGGGTAAATACCCGTTGTCCAATGAAGAGGATGCGATCAGAAAAGGCGAAGAGGCAACCACCCAGATCGCCAAAGATGGAACCAACCGTATGGCTATATTCCAATTTAACCCCGGGCTGTCCCTCAAGCTTATGCCACCGGAGCACCCGTACAATAAGGTTAAAGATGCCGATAAGATTGAGGTCAGAAATGAAAAACCGTTTATCCTGGACAAGGCATCTGGAGAGCGGCTTATAGGCCGTGGATTTACCATCGATCTGAATGAGCCGGCCACAGATTTTTTTAACAAGAATTTCGCCGGGTTCAATTTTGAAGAGCTTGACGATGAAATTCAGGCATTGGCAGATGATCATGGCCTGACATTTAAGAACAAGGAGATCACCCAGCTAAGCAGCAGGCATATCCAGTTGGTGTATGAAGCAAACGGGAATAAGTTTACACTCTATAGGGATCTATTTATCAAGGATGACCTTAAAACAGTGGAGCATTATTATTTCAAGATCCACGAGGATTTACAGGGTACGGGTATTTCAAAAAGACTGTTCAACTCGCTTTATACCCAGTACCAGAATGCGGGTATCGAATCCATTTCGGTACATGCCAATATCAATATCGGAGGATATACCTGGGGAAAATATGGCTTTAGTGCTTACAAGAGCCACGACGTTGAAACCCTGTATGAGCGCGCAAGTGGTTTATTCAAGAATGGCACATTGACTGATAAGGACTTTGAGCATTTTGATGGACTCTATAACTACTACAAGACAAACGGGGGTAATTTCAATATGCACGATGTGGCAAATACCGATTATGGTAAAAAACTGTTATTGGGTACGGACTGGTATGGAAAAATTGATCTTCGGGATGAGGAGCAACGGACTATTTTTGAGAATTATCTTAAAGGGAAGTAAGATATGAGCGGATATCATCAACAGATATGCCATATATTTCAGCGGCTTTTTGTTCAGAGTACCCAAGTTTATTCATGGTAGAAACGGCCGCAATAACCTTATGCAGAACATCGGTCTGTGATGTTACAGTAAATTCACTGTGCATTTTTGAGGTTAATTCTTCTTTCATGTTGGACAAATATATAAAATATTGATCAGATGCAAAATTTTGTTACCGAGTTTATTAGAGATGTGGCCATTGACCTCAATGATGAGTTTGACCAGAACTTTGAACGCAAGGCCTTTTTTACCGATAGCTGGCCATCGGTAAAGATGTATAATTCCAAGGGATCCATGATGATACGTACCGGAGCTTTGCGCAATTCCATCAAGTACGATATCATGGGCGACCGTATTACCTGGAGCTCATCATTGCCCTATGCAAGTATCCACAATGAGGGCGGTGAGATCCGCGTCACCCAGAAGATGAAAAAATATTTCTGGGCAATGTATTACAAGGCCAATGAAGCAATGACGACCACAAAAAAGGGTATTTTGATAAACTCTCGCAGAAATATAAGGTTAGCGAATGAAGCCGAAAAATGGAAAAACCTTGCGCTGATGAAAGAAGGGTACATGATCAAGATCCCCAAAAGACAGATCATCGGCAACCACCCGGAAGTCAACAGGCGAATTGAAACAATATGGGCGAGCAAGTCCGAAAACTTCCTTAATTATATGACGCAAATTTTAAGAAGACGATGAAAGACATTATTTCAAATATTCAGCATATTATCGCTACAAACAGCAATATCAAATATGTGGATGAAGATTGGGGACAGCTGGATGACTACAGCCCTAATTTTCCGGTGCAGTGGCCCTGCTGCCTGATCGATATTACGGGCGGTCAGTTTTCCAACATCGGGATGGATAGATCCGCCAAACCACAGAACAGGCAGGAAGGAGACCTGGCAATCACTTTGCGTGTGGCCAATCTACGTTTGACCAATACAAGCGCACTGGCTCCGATCAGGCAAAAGGATCATGTCAGATCCCTGCATCCGCTCATTGAAGAGATACATCAGCTGATCCATGGCACCAGCCCGGTAGAAAATGGGGGAAAATTAATGCGAAGTGCTTTCCGGCGGATCCGCCGTGACGATGGGGTTCAGGAATATCAGATCATGTACACGATGGGCGTACACAATGTTTAGGCAAATAGCCTGGTCTGATAACTGGCCTCGGCCTTTTCAAGTTCCCTTTTGACAGGTGTGCTCAAAACAGCATAAAGCGTGGTACGTGATATGGGATAGATCGGATAAATGTATTTACGCCACACAACAGTTGTGGCCACATCAGGAGTTTTGTATTTATTGTATAGCTCAAGTATGTTCTGATAACGTTTAAGCTTATTGATATTGGCGCCAGCGATTCGGTTATTCATACTATAAATAAAAACTATATTGTACAACTACAAATATAGCAAATGTTTGTTGACAAAAAAAGCCTGAACGATTGTTCAGGCTTTTTTATGACCAGTTTCTTATTGACCAAGTTTTACCATCTTTCAATAATCTAAATCTAGAATTACCATAATTAATAACTTGGAATTTTGGCTCTTCAATAGTTGCTTCGAGTGGAACACCTGGTTTAAAAAATCGCTCCCAAATAGGAAATAAATCCAAATATTTACCGTATACATCTTGAAACCTATAACTAGGATCCCCTTTAATCTCCAGGTCCTCATTGGAGTTTAGGTATCTTTTGATAAAATTAAATTTCATGGTTTCGGTCTCATCCAAGGAATTAACAAACGTTACCACATAATAATCAGGGTTTGTTATTTCCTTATCTTTTAAGAATACCCATTTTGTTTTCGATAATGCCGCGCATTGTTTGGCGAACTCCAGGGCCTCCTCTTTTGGAAAAAAGTTATACTTTGATATATCTGGTTCAGTTTGGGCGACCACTATGCTCCAGGAACTGAAAAGTATAAATAAAGCAAATAGTATTCTTTTCATGGATTTAATAGATTTAAGCCCAAATATAAAATTTTTCTTCTGTTATTTAATCCAATCTGTTGTATTTCCAAGCCTATCTTTTTTCGGCTTGAGCCCTAAGCCCCGGAGGTGTTTCCAATATTCTGATAGATCTGCTGGACTCAATTTGTCCGCATAATCCTTTGACCAACTGTTTGGAAAACCCACGGTACCTTTTTTAGATATCTCCAGCAATAGTTCATTATAGTAACGCACTAGGTTGGATATCGAATGTTTGCCCTTGAACAGGAAATTTTCGCTTTCAAAGTAATGCTTTAAAATCTCTTCAGTAATTTTTATACTGGAGATCTTTCCGCCATCCTGTCGCGAGGCTTTGTATTTGATCCTATTGCATTTTTCGTACATCAGGCAGAACATAGCCACTTTTCTATTTGTGGCCATTTCAACAATCTTCTCACAGGTTAGTCCGATCTGGTTACTTTTGCTGGCGATCTGTTCCTCAGCATATGGGATATTGATCATTAAACCTCTAAACTGTCCATCGTTTAAAGGACTTTTAATAGCTATTTCAATAGCTGTTAAATAGCCCTGGTCAAAGGTGACGTACAGACAGCCTTCTAACTTTTTGGACGTTAATTTATACACCTGTTTCATCGTTTCAATGCGTTAAGATGATCCGGTTTAACTTTTTTTTCGAATATCGAAAGAACCTGACCGAGCTCGATCACATCCAATCTGTTCAATGGCTTCTTTTTTTGCTTTATGCAAAAATCGTCAATGATTGTTTTCAGTTCAGTATTTGATTTATGGAAGTACATTTCCCGGGCTATGCTGAACATCTTTTTTCGCATCGCATCTCCAGGAGCAGGCTCCCAGTCATCCGGGATTTTTTGAACGGCTGTCTGCAGTGTTACAATTTTTGCAAAAAGCTGGTCGAATTCCTCATCGGAAAGTTCCCTGCAGCTTTCGGTTCGGCCGTCTGTAAATTCACAGACGGCCTCTTCTTTTGTTTTATCCAGTGCCTTGCACATGGCGTAAAACCTACGGTAATCCCTATGATTCATTTTCAAAATACACCTTGTAGTAATTCATACCCTTTTCCTCATCAAAGCCTCTCTCGATCAGCTCACGTTTTCCATGCACGCTGATCTGGAAATTTTTATCAAGCTTGATCATATTTTTAAAACCTGCCTTGCTTTTTTTGATTATAGCATTGGAAAGTGGGAATTCATCTGGAATCTTCGCATCCAGTAGGTCTTCAGTATTCGCTTTGGATATTCTAAATAACTCGATAGCTTGTTCTGATCCAATGACCGATTCTTCAAATTCTTCTTGAGAAAACGTCTCATTATTTTTAAAATATGCCTGTGCTTTATTGAGCAGATCGATCTTGTCCATTTTTTCAACCTCAAAGACTTCATCCAATCCGTCAACAAAAGTTTTAAAAATTCTGATCGTTGCCTCGGTCTGGAAATTGGAATCGTTGCGCAATTTCACCTGAAGGAATTCGTCCCGCCAAAAGCTATCGTCAAAAGATTTGGTATTCTCTGCTAGAATTACCTTATATCCGTTGTCGGCTTCACAATTTAAAATGATGACAGCCTTGTCAATATCCCCTACACCGACGCCATTCACAATTTTCAGCTTATATGTGCCATTTTCTGGATTTGCATCTAGGTAACTCTCTTTGTTATCATCTACTTTGAAAAGAGCGAGTGCTTCCCTTTCTTCACCTTCAAAAAGTACATTGTTAAATTTAACTGTATAAAATTCTCCAGCCTTGATTTTTGGATGATTGGAAACCTCATATAATCGTTGTGCCAAAATCTTAGAGGCTTCCAAAAATTCATACCTACCGTCAAAAATCCGACAAGCGTAATAATAAACTTCATTCAGATCCAATGAACTGTTGATATCGGACAATCTATAAACGCGCGGCTCCTTATGGAAAGGATCAATAAAAAACCGCATTAAATAGGCTTCTGTTTCTTCATCAAGGTCAAGGGATTGATCGGACAATATATAAAATTCGTCCTGTGCTTTGTTACCGACTCTATGGACGGAAACAGCTTTAATTTTGCTATCGATAAAATTTAACATAATCGTATTATTTAAGTTGTTATTAATTTAAATGAACTTGTAACCGCGTGGTTTGATTGCTTCAATTGTCGCTCTAAATGGAAAGCCGTTCATCTCCCTAACTTTTTGGCATTGCTGCTGGAGGATCACGGAGCCGGTAAAGATCACCCTGTCCCTGTTGTCATATCGGATCTGTAAGACCAGGCACTTGCTGTTACCTTTGTCCTGGTACTTGGAGGGTTCGATCTTAAAGTCCAGCACCTCGATGGTATGACCGACAACCTCATCGATCTCTATTTTCTTTCCATTGAACTGATCTATCTGAATATTCAAATCACTAAAGTTTTTCATGTATGAGTTTTTTGATTAAATTTTTGGAATTGCAGTGTTTTGCCCAGCCAAGATAACTGGCGATACTCTCCTTGGGTTTGTTCGCCTTTATCGCACGGGCAAAAGCCTGCTTGATGGTTTTTCGCATTAATACATGTGTGGGATAGTGTACATAGCCTCCAAAGTCAATGCCTGTACTTGTTGGAAATGGACCGCGGTTCGGCTTCAATGAAAGCTTGAGGTTATCATATAGGTATCGTTGGATCCTGTCAAACAATCCTTGTAGATAATTTTTATCCTGGTGCAGGATGACGATATCGTCCGCATAGCGCAGATAATACTTGACCTTGCACTCTTCTTTGATCCAGTGATCAAAATACGACAGATAAAAGTTGGACAGATATTGGCTTAAGTAATTACCGATCGGAAGACCAGGGGCACTGTCGACGATCCCATCCAGTAGCTGAAGCATTTCCCTGTCCTTGATCTTTTTCCGTAGCATGGACTTTAGGATCCCATTATCGACGTTGGGATAAAATTTCTTAATATCTAACTTTAGACAGTACATCGTACCCTCAGTATCGCTCATATACTTCTGTAGCACTTTGCTAGCCAAATGCACACCACGACCTTTGATACAGCTATAGGTGTCGCGTGTAAAAACAGACACAAACATCGGTTCAAGGATATTCATAATAGCATGCTGCACGACACGGTCGCGATAAGGTAAAATAGATATCTCACGTTCTTTTCGTTCGTAGATTGTCCGGTGTCGATATGGGGACGTCTGGTAAGTATTTGTTGCTAACTCGCGATATATATCGGCGATATTCTGATCGTAATTTTTATCAAATTCGATGATTCCTGTTTGCTTAGACTTTCCTTTCCTTGCGATGCTATCCGCAAGGAGAAGGTTGTCTATGCTGCATAATTGGTCGTATATGTTGCCTAATCTTTTCATTGTTGCGCCTTTGCTTAAAAGGTCGTCTTCGCCCGGTTGAGCTACCAACGCCCTGCAAGGAATAAGTATTTTTTTACCTTTTGGGTAAGGCCTGTGCTGTTATTATCATTTTTAGCATTGTGGGCACTGACATTCGCGTTGTCGTTGTCGTAATTGTAATCGTTGTACGAAAACGAGGAGGACGAACCAGTACAGCACACGACCTGTTTAATTTTTATCTGCTTGGGGCTAAACTCCTGGTATAAATAGCAGCGAACTGTTTACCCATGTATATAGCCTTTTCCGGCGTATCTACAGAACGGCGGGCACCGACAGACGCGCAGTCGTCGGCGTAAAGGTAACCGTTGCCCGAAAACGAGGAGGACGAACCAGTGGGCTTATAAAAATATGGATAGTACCATTTTTGCCCCATTTCAAGTGTTTTACCTTCACGGAGAGCCATTGCAATCTCTTCTATCTCTTTATCCGCCTTTTGTGCATCCGAATCCCTTTCGGTCTCCCAGTTAAACTGTGCTACTGTTTTACCATTATACACCAGTGCATCTTCCACTGTCTTGATGCGATCCATGATATTTTTGACAAATACCTTTTCGCCAAATAGATTTTTAAGAAGGTTTTTACCTTTATCGTTAGCCCCGTCAAAAGCTTTGATAGCGTTTTCTTTCGTGATTGTTAGATTTTCCATGATTAATCGTTTGTATTGTTAATGTACTGACTGTACTCCAATGGGAATGTCCTTCCGGCATATCTAGCCAGCTCACTTGTTTTCAAAAGCTGGCGGGCACCGACACCCGCGAAGTCGTAGTCGTAAGCGGAATCGTCGTACGAAAACGAGGAGGACGAACCAGTGGGATTGTAAAACCAAGGATAATACCCACGTTTAACATGTTTACCGCCGTTTAGGGCGAATACGATCGCTTTCACCTTCTCATAGCCAATGGTGTCGATATCCATTCCTTTTGTACGCTCATTGAACTGTTCCAATGTTTCGCCTTTGAATTCGAGTGCTTTCTCGAATGTGTTGATTTGTTTGTAATCCATTTTTATTGTGTTAAGATTTTCGTTTTTAATTCTCTTTTAAAAGCCTCTTGCAGATCATCGGAGTAGTTGCCTTTAAAAGCCTTGATAACTTCTTTTTGCTCCTGTAGGAAGACATTTTGATAAGTATTGACTTCCAGTTCCTCCACAGCCATCATAATCACATATCCCCGAGCAAGGAGGAACTCGGCCATCTCATCCTCTGTGAAGTACAACTGCATTATATTTCCTCCTTTTCGATTTTCAATACGAAATAGGACTCTCGCTCTATTGCGTCAGTATATAAGCCATAGACTTTCATCTGGCTACCTATTTGCAACAGATGTGGGTTTATCACGACGCGATCATACCAGTAGGCAGGATCCTTGTCAGCCTTTTTTATCAGGCCATCTACACCAACCCATACGGTAACATATTCGTCTTTGCTTTTTTCAAATTCTATCTTGAACATTTTTTGTTTCGGTTGTTTTTTTTGCACGTAATAAATTGTACCAATGCAGACCAGGCAAAACACAATGACCAGAATGCAGTTTGAAAGTTCCTCTCTCATTGAAAAAAACTCCTTCCTTCCAAAAAGGCATCATGGATGTATCGCATCGCGATCTCATCGTCACCTCCATCTGGCTGTGGCGCAAAGCGATGATAACGGAAAATGCTTTCGTATGCTTCAATGGATTTATTTACCATGACATCATTGTGAAGCTCTTTAGCCTCGTCAATGGATGGGATGGACACCTTAGTGTCCTTGTCCCATCCGATTCTATTTGATATATCGCTGTATATGCTCATTTTGATACTATTTTTTCTACTTTATGAATAAGTGTTCTTAACCCGTCGCGATACTTGCTTATAAATTCTAACTGATCGCCTACTTTAATAAAATCGGGTGCTATAACTTCACTTCCAGTCCAAACGGCGCTTTGGAAGGGGCTACAGTCAACCACGATACCTAACTCATTTATTTCCCACCAGAGGAAATCCTGACCGTTATCCTCGAAATAGATCCTTTTCATACTAAAGACTACTAAAATTCATCTCTAAACGAACCCATTTACCAGCTGCATTTTTCTCCTTGAACTCATAACCGAATTTCTTAAAGGTGATACTGTAGGCTTCCTTGATCAGTTCAAGACCTTTTACCCAACGGGGATCCTGGAAGGTATCCTCATGTTGTAAAAGCTTCATCACTTTTGCATACTCTAGGTCACCATCATCATTTCGTGCTATATAATCCATTAAGATGCCATGCACGCGCCCCGCTGTTTTTTTTATACCTTCAGATAACAAGAACTCTTTGATAAGTTCTACAGCCTTGTTAGCTCGCTCGTCCCATGATGGATCGGTATCTCGGCGCCTGGTGATACGAAGATCATTTCGGGAATGATTTAACGTAAATCCCCCTCGACTATTTGACCGGATTCCGCCATAATTATTTAAGGAATCTTGGTGGTTTTCCATGACGATATGCATTTTAGCTTTGAAACGTGCATTTGCAAGGGATAACTCTCGAGCCTCATCCATCAGCTCCTCGATCGAAACATCTTTCTTAGCTTCATACTTCCTTTTTTCTTTTGCCCGTTTTACTTTCTCTGCCTTAGCCTCTTTAGCTAGTTCAGCCATCAGCTCCTTGCGCTGCTCTGCTGAAAGTTTTGAAATATCTGTCATCTTCTTAATTTTTTGATTCGGATTTCACGAACGATACAATAAATTAAAAAACCAATTATTAACATTGCTCCTGGAAACCATATCGGTGCCAGTACCCACCACCAAGACCAATCGATCTTACCGATCAGCTTCAATACGATGAACACTATGGCCAGTAAACCCGACAAGCCTATTGAACCGCCATTTGAATTATTGTTAGTTGACATTACCTGCATCCTTTCCTTTAGTCTTTAATTCATCCAAAAACCCTGTCTTTTCGGCCATTTTAAAACCTTCAACGGCGATGTTCAATATTTTTATAGCTTTGGGGTTATGCTCCTGAAATTCGCATAGTTTTGCAGAGACTTTGATAACTGATCCATTAAGATGAGCTACCGTGTGGCCCCCGTGGCTGACAATGGAGAATGCTACTGCATCTCTGGGCATTGTACGATACAAGCTGTCAATCTGATCGATATAATCGGATGATTCGGTCTCTCTTTCAGTATGAGGAAATTTGTATGCATCATAAGCCATGGTAATGATTTCGGCAAGGCCTCGGTTTTCTTTCATCTGTATCGACAGCATTGCTGCAAATGCAATTGGATCCTTGGTCACCAATCCGATCAGTGCTTGTTCACCGTCTTCTGCCAATACGAGTCTACTTATTGAATTGTCCATTGAAGTAAATACTTCTTTCAAATTCTCCATTGATTCTTTTTTTGTTTTGTCCATTTTTAAGTTGTTTTATGATCTATTATTCCTATTATTCCATTTATGATGGCAGCATCTGTTGGATTGACCAGATAGTTTGTATATCCCTGCATGTGGGCAACAAACGCCAGGGCTTCCATACTGTCCAGACTAAATCTGTATTCAGATTTTTGGATCAGTGCCTCTGATCTAAGTTTGTGGAACAGGTTGGAGAGTCCATGATAGGCCATTCTTACAATGGCCGGACTATCCCGTTTGGGTTCCATCCAGCATAATTCAAGGCACGCTATCCAAACCCGAAGTTGGTTATCGCTGATTTTAAACTTGATTTTCATAGCTTGAAGATTAAATCCAGTACATGTTCAAACCTGACGATAAATTCATGGTTTACGGCCAGTAGATTGCCGTTATGTAGCGTATGGTAATCATCGTATACCTTTGCAAAGGTTGCGTGGTCGGGAGGTGGTACAGTAATAATTTCACCCGATGGATCTACTTCCTTCCCTGAAAAAAGCTGATATCTGGCAATCAATATAAATTCCTCGTTCCGCTGGATCCACTCATTGTTCCAAAGGCCTCGCATGAGCGGAGCGTGCCTGACCTTACTTAAAAAGCTTTCATCGTTTCCGTGTAAGACTCGTTTCAAGAACTGCTCATACTGTTCAAATTGATGCTCACAGTATTGTATCTCGGTCCATTCGAGGATATCGCATATTTCATTGATCTGGGAGCTGTTAAGTATCCTTGTCTGCTCTATAAGACTGACACGTTTAACACCTTTGTGATTTTCTGTTAATGTTTTCATCTTATTTCCGATTAATCGTATCTGTTATCAATTTGGCACGGTCAACTTTAGAGCATCCCGCACATTTCTTTGGTAGTTCCTCCTTTTGAGGTACAGGTAAATCGTCGTCTTTTTTGCACGATGTCAGTGCTGACAGAAGCATGCAGAGGTAAATCAGTCTTTTCATCTATTCAAAAATTTTATGTTAGTTTCATTTGTGCTTTTCGCATCCCTTCCTCCCAGATCACCATTGGTTCACTTCCTCCATACCGTGTGGCTTCCACCGGAGTGGCCACAAAGTGACGTACACGCAATTTCACATCCGCATCATACCTTACATCGTCGGCAAGGTCACCCTTTGGCCATAAACCCTGTGCGTGGCAGGTAAAGACAAATAACTTGTCGGGAAACGCTTCAATGAGTTCAAAATATTGCGCTTTGGTAATGCGCAGATATTGAAGACTGTCAATAAAAACGACTTTTCTGCTACGCTCCCTACGCAAACGGTATTTCATGTGTTCAAAGGATTCGCTCTGGAACTGGATCCGGTTTCCTACAGCTCCGACATTTGCCAGTCTTAACGCCCGGCGGAAAGTCATTTTCTTTTTTTCCTCCAGGGAATTGAAATACACCGGCTCAAATCCAGAGAGATACTTTGCCATCTCCAGTACAAGTTTTGTTTTACCATTGGCTGATTCTCCCCAGATGATCCATACCCCTGCGAGCTCAATCTCCTCACCAAGGAGTTTTGCCCAATCACCCTCCAGCTTTACCGTCTTGTACTTGATTTTCTCGATATCAGCATAGCTGAACAACGGTGCTAACTTGATATCCTGTGACATTTACGCGACCTCCTTACCGTTCAATAGAAAATATTTGGCTACCTCTTTACGTACTACCCGCAAATCCCCCTCACTAAGATTATAGATACGTGCTATCTCATCTTCATCATCCAAACCGTTCGCCTTGCATACCGCTTCCACATCGCTATGATCAGGTATATTCAGTTGCAGAAAATTTCCGTGAAGCCTGGACAGTACCTCACGATATCCGATCTTGTCATTTTTGGCACCTCTAAGGATACGTTTCTTAAGTGCCGGTACACCGGAGACCACAAAAGAGCAGCATCTGAAAAGGTAGTTATACATGTCCATGAAAAGGTCAAAAGGTCCCTCCTTAAGCTTATCCATCTGATCGATGATAATAATAGGATCTTCCAGCCCCATGACATGATCAATAAAGCATTCGATCATTTCCTCCATGGTTCCAGATGGGACAATACCACAAGCTTTGAGCAGATTTGATATATATGATCTTGTCCGCCAGAAATTGGCACACTCAATATGGATCACATTTCTGTTATAGCGTTCGTAATCTACATAGGCATGTGACTTGCCCACACCGGCATTGAAGCTGATACCTAAAGTCAGATGCCGCTCTTGGGCTGCCTTCAATAGTTCCATCAGGTTGGTGTAGTTGGTCGTTGCTCCGGTATTCCAGTCCATATCAAGCTTTAATGTCGCCTGTACTTTGCGCCACATGGCGTCAGAAATATTATTCCATTGTCCAGATATCATTTTGCTTACCGTCGCGTTACTGATCCCCAGACGTGCGGAAAGTTCCACCTGTGAATATTTATACTTGTCTGTTTTTGACTTTCCAGATCCTGCTAAACGGAAGAGCTCCGTTGCGATGGATGTTTTATATTCGTTTGTCATAGCTAAATTTATATTTCAGTTAATAATGTCTTCTTTCGGTCTGTATCTATGCTGATAGATTTATTCAAACGGCCATGCATCTTAATATTGAGCTCCTGATCAGCGGCGATACGTTCTGGAGTTATCCCTGTACGTTTCTTGAGCGATTCATACGCTTTCTGATCGCGCTCATGCTCTTTGTCCCGCACTTCAAAATCTTTTTGCCACAAAGCCTTTTCACCCTCTGCCATGGTCACCGGTACCGGATCAAACTCACGTTTTGGCTGCGCATAGGCGACAAGGAATTTCTCTCCCTGTTGATTTGTCTGTAGCAACTGTATATAGGAGTCAAGCCCGTCAGGATCGTAACGGACAATGAATTTTGCACCGACATATTTGCGACGGAATTCAAGATCTATGTTTCCCTCATCATCATACACCTCAAATAGATAATCCTTTTTGTCGATCGTGATCTCCAAGCCGTGCGCACGATAGGTAATCGGGCGTTTTCTCTCTTCAATCCACATGTATTTAAGGATATCTTCATAATTCAGCTCTTCGCTCATCGGCATCGGATCAGCGTAAAGAGTATTGCGGCTGACAAGTTTTGTTGAATGTTTACCTTCATTCCATGTACGTACTATTGCTTCCCATTGTCTGAGTGCCTTATCTTTCGTTGGTAAGCTTTCCTTGATAGACTCCAGATAGTCCATATTGGCGTGCGAATCCGCCCTTTTTGTTTTTATACCCTGACCATCAGAATTGTACAGTCTTGTTGTTACTTCCTGCTGTAACATCCCGTGTAATTTATCCGCTGGATTTCCATGGCCGTAGGCTCTGTGCGGATAATGCGTGCCACCGCTATCTGCTACGATTTTGCTATAGAGTTCCTGCATCTTCGCTGTTTTATGACCGGATTGCTGATCATAGGTTAGAAGGTACGGGCGGCATCCCGCAGTCTGCACGGCCATTTTTATCGCTTTGAAGTGGTCTACATGTGATTCTGTCTCTGATAGGCTCCAGCCAATGATCGTCTCGCTGTAAACGTCAAATACAACGTCAATACGGAAATGTGCGCTCATCTTTGTCGAGCTGTCAGGATCAAAAAATGTCAGATCCAGTTTGGTACCATCCAGTGACCAGTACACATTTGGGAACCACCTGGTCCGATTGCGTGATATTGTATGCTTGAACTCCTTGTCATAGGCATCTTTACCCAGACGCGGCTCTATCCAAATCCGTTTGTTTTCAGGCTTGTTCAAAAACAGTTTCACTGCGGCCTCACTTAGGCTGGGCCATCCTTTCGCATCCATTTCACCCCGATAAAAGTTTAGCAGTTCAGGGATGCTGTACCTGTTCGGCAGGCAATAAACGGCCATGATATAATCGGCTACATCACCCTTTATCTTGATCGTATTTGCGTTTCCCTCACCTGCATGGATGAAAGAAGCATAACCTTCTTTTTGATATTTGTTGTATCTGGCCTGTAAACGGGATGGATGCTTGGGTAAATTATAGCTCCATCGCTTTTCCTTTTTGCCTTCATTCAACGAATTAACGGCTTTGGATATCTCCACCCATGCTTTACTCATTTTAATGGATCTGCTCGAATATTTAGGGTCCTTTAAAAGAGTTTTAATAGCATTTAAGATACAGCAGTTGGTAGCACGCTCTATTTTGGCTTTATCATCCAGTTCTCTACCATCTGGATAACGATGCATTGCAAAGAAATCTATTGCTTTGGTGTCCGGTACAATGTATGGCTCCAGTAGATTGACTACCACCACCTCATTGTAATCACCTAAATTTTCTTTACATGCCATTTTGTATTCTTCTGGAAGAGCATGATAACTTACCAAAGCTTCATTACCCTTACCTTTACCTTCACGAACTCGGACTAATTTTCTGGTTTCGCATTGATACAAGTATTTTCTATAGCTCATTAACTCCCAGTCCTCATATAGAAGACTAGCAGGTATACACAGCTCATTTTTATGGTATTGATACGTTTTCGTTTGCATCATCTTTACTTTTTTCTGTTCCCGCCCGGCGGCGATGACCGGATTACGCTTTCGGGAATTTTGCTAACTTGATAGCTGTCAAACTTTCCGTTTTACAATTCGCTTATTTTCTTTTGGATTGCTGCTTTGGAAGCGCGATCCAATTGATGATATTCATCCTTTATTTTTGTCGGAAAGGTTCCGACACGGTCACCTCGCACCGACATGATGATATAGTTCTTGTGGAACCCGTATTTTCTCCTCAACTCTTCGATGACTGCATCATTGTAGTTGTGTTTATTTTTCCTAGTTTTGTTCATTGTTCAAACTGTTCTTATTGTAGAACAAATATATAAACATTGTTTCGATTTAAACAAGTAAAAATCGAAACAAAAGTTATTTTATTCTTAACTATTTAAAAATGACTGAACTAAGTAGAGTTAAAAAGGTATGCAAATGGCTAATTTTTAATGAAGTTGCAGATAACGACAAAGAACTCTCTGATATTTTAGGTTATACTAAATCGTCTTTTTCACAAATAATTAATGGTAAAGTTCCATTATCAGATAAGTTTATAGATAAATTGATTGGCTTAGATCAAAATATAAACAAAGTTTGGATAAAAACAGGGGAAGGACAAATGTTGCATCAAGAGGAAAAAAATAAAGTTTTGAGCATGACACCACATGCTTCTGACAATAGTCTCCCATTAATTCCAGTAGAAGCTTTTGCCGGTGCAGCACTTAATAATGGCTATGCAGTAGACTTTGAAGCGATTGAGGAGCGCTATAATATCCCATTGTTTGAAGGCAAAGGAGTTGATTTTTTAATGTACGTTCGTGGATCTTCTATGTACCCAAAGTATAGATCGGGCGATATCGTAGCATGTAGATTTGTTAGAGAACTTTTATTTATTCAATGGAATAAAGTATATATAATTGATAGTAAAAGCCAGGGAGCTATGATTAAGAGACTTCTTCCAAGTAAAAATCCTGATCATGTTATTTGTCGATCTGATAATAAGGAGTATATCGACTTTGAGGTCCCGTTAAGTGATATACAAAACATAGCTATGGTTATTGGCTGTATTAGCTTAGAATAAGAACAAAATGTATTCTCAATTCAAAAATCTATCAATATTATCCATTTAGCCACTTATAATCAGTGTTTTATAAAAAATCAACAGGATGACATTACTAAACCACATGTCAATTCAATTAAATTTACAGGCAAAACACACGTTTTTATGTAAAACTACTATCATACTCACGTCAATAAAACAAGTGCTTTCATGTACCTAAACATGTATCTAAACTAGTATCTTACTTAAACAAACATAACAATACGCCATTTTTTCTAATGTTTAAATAACAATCAAACAATAGCAGTTCCTACAGTTGCATATCATAGCTTTTACAAATAAAAATCACATTTAATCGGGTATCAGGCCGTTTAAAGACATTTTAATTTACGAATGGTACTTATGGGATCACTATGGTATCAAACTTTTAATACAATGGTATTAAAATGGTAGACTATGGTAGGCTTATAACACTTTGTTTTTTTCGCGCTATGCGCGGCGTTTGTGGGAAAACGCCGTTTGTTATATCATTAACAATGATTTTAACCGTTTTTGCCGTTTTTGATTTAATAACGTTTTGTTTTACCCCCTATATCCAACAGACTTTTTTAATTGTTTGGGAACGTAAAAATAATGCGAATCAGCAAATCCAATTCAGTACCCAGCTCTTCCAGATTGCGCGCACAAAATTGATTGATGAATTGCGCCGGCGTGCATTGAATAGAAAATATGTAGCGTTTGAGAAACCATTTGTACTGACCCAATATGAAGATCTTGAACGACAAATTGCCTATAAAGGAGAGTTAGAATACGTAAAAGAGCTGATTACACAAATGCCTTTTATGCGGCAACAGGTGTTTTATCTTCATAAAATTGAAGAATTGAGTTATAAAGAAATTGCCGTCAAATTGTCCATCTCCCCGAAGACTGTAGAAAACCACGTTAGCATTGGCCTGAAATTTATTAAAAAATTTTTTAAGTTGTCTTAG